TTTTGCATATTTGCCCCGTAAAACCGACGGTGGGAATTACCCACCGCCGATTCTATCACAAGTTACGCTGCTTTGATGTCAAAGATACCGCCGTGTGCTTTCTCGTTACGAACTTCGAGGGTCAGTTCGGCAAGAATCTGAGTCTTGTCAGAGTCGCCGGTCTTAGCCAGGTCATTCGTTTGGAAAGGACGGAGGTAAGCAAGGGCTGCGTACTCGGGGTCGAGCATCAGGGCATCCGTAGAACGCATGAAGCGGTCAGGAACGATGCTAATGAGGCCGAAGTCCGAGAGGTAAGCACCAGCGGCAGCAACGATAGTCGTTGGCTCTGCGCCGGTCACATAACGCTGCTCTGCAACACCAGTAAAGCCAGACACAGTTGCCTTCAAGCCTGGGGGAACAACCAAAATCTTGGGTGTGCCGCCGTCTTCAAAGATTTGCTGTGCTACGTCCTTGAGCATGGACTCAAGGAAGGTACGGGTCGTGGTGTCCGAACGAACGTCGGAACCGTCACCTGTCGGGTTTGTACCAGCCGAACCCTTGGATACGTTGCTGGTGATGTAAGAAAGGAGCGAACCTAGCTTACGAGCACCAGAAGTAGCCGTACCGTTGGTCTTGGCTTGGTTAGCCGTGATGATTGTCTCGATGTCGCGCTTGATTTCGGAAGCGGCTTTAGCCAACTGGTAAGCCTTCTCAGACTTACGGCCAGCCTTGTCTACTGCCTCAAGCGTGCCCGAAACCTGAACGGTCTTACCAACGATTTGCGTGAAGTTGCCAACACGGGTCGTGGGAGCCAACGAGGAAGCGGCTGCGTCATCACCTTCGATGAGGGCGTTAGCAGTCGTAGCGGCGGCCAATGCGTCGGTCTGCCACTCGTGGTTGGTCTGGGTTGCTTTAGCCTTGCCGATGGACGACATGATTGGCGTGTCGGTGGGGCTGATGTCATAAATGACGTTTGCTAAGTCTTCGCGGACACCAATCGAGGTGTACCGCAGGTAGGTATTTGAGGGTACTGACATTTAATTCTCCTTAGAGGAATCGTTCGAATAAAGCCGCCGCGTCTCGCGGGCGACCAGATTGTTTAAGTTGCTTGGTCAATTTCTTGACCGCCTCTCCGTCCTTATCAAGGCGTGGAGAGCCGACCCCAGGTGCTAATGACTTGGGAGCCTCTGCCACTCTTTTGGAGACGGCAGGTTTTGACTTCTGCAATTTTTCGTATTGCATAGCCCGATACAGAGTCAGGACGGCGCGGTGGTCGTACACCTGCGACAACTCTTGGTCTGTCCAGCCTACCGATTTGGCGTAATCTTTTATCTCCTTGCGGATAACCTCGCCCTTTACCTCATCTCCGAAGTCAGGGATTGCGCTTTTTAAGCGTTCCTGTTCTGAGTTGATGTGTTGCCTCAACCTCTCCTGATGCTCGGAGGCTTGCTTGGCTTGGAGTGATTCGCGTTCGGCGCGGACAGCTTGTAGCTGCTTTTCGCGTTCCATGTTCTCTGCCATCTTGACCGCGTACCCAATGGGGTCTTGGTCTTTTAAGGCAGTCAGGTCTTCCGCAGGTTGTGTCAACATCTGTTCGATGACTTGCAACCGTTGGGCATAGGTGTCCCGCAATTTGGCGGCTTCATCTATCCTTGCGCGTTCGGATTCGACTGCCTTACGCTGTTCGGCTAGATTCTGCGTCTTTTTGGTGTAGTCAGATGTGCGTGAGTAGCCCTTAATCAGTTCGTCTAAGTCCACGTCCAGTTCTTCGTTGTCAACCTTGACCCGAAACCTTTGTGGCGCTTCGACTTCTTCTTGGACTTCTTCGCCTTCCGCTTCCTCGTAGGCTTGTACTTCTACCTGCTCGGTTTCTTCCTGTGCTAGCTCCTCGGCTTGGCCTTCCGGCTGCTCTGGCTCCAACATCCCGAAGATTTTGGCGGCTGCATTGTCTACTGTTTGCGCACTCCCTTGCGGGTTGGTGTCTTCCATTTGGAACTCCTACTGTGGTTAAAAAACCATAAACTTGCGTTTCTTGTCTATCTCCTTGTTGGTGGCGATGGACTTGAGTGACGCAATAAATTCTTCTAGCCCCTTGAGTTTTAGACGCTCGCGTTCACGAACATCCACATCCTCGTCAGAACTATCTAAGATGTTGTTAATATACATCAGCCGTTGCTTTTCTACAACAGCCATAAAAAACTCGTCGTTCAGGAAGGCTATCGCCCGTTCTGTTTCGTTCAACCGGGAATCTCCACGCCTTGATTTCTACCTTGGGAAACCTCAAAGGCTTTGAGTTGCGCCTCGGCCTGGAACTCGGCACTCTTGAGTTCCATCTGCGCGGCGGCTTTCTCCCTAGCCAACTGAATGTCTGCGGCGGCCTTCTCGCGCTGTAACTGGATGTCTGCCTGTGCCTTGGCCTGGTTCAACTGAATGTCTGCTTGCGCCTTTGCCTGAGTAATCTGCATCTGGGCTTGCGCCTGTTGCATCAGGGCTGCGGTAGCGGGGTCAGGTTGTTGCTGTTGCGGTTGTAGAAGTTGCTGTTCCATCTCCGGCGTAATCTCGCGGAAGAACTCAGATGTGTCCTTGAACCCTGCGGACTCGATAAACCGTCCCAAGGTATTGCGGTACTGGCTAGGCGAGACTAGCGGGTTGGCTATGCCCATCTGGGACATAATCTGCTCCTGCTTTTGCAGGATTGCGGCCACCATCGCCATCTGTTGCTCACGGTTACCAGTACCTAGACCGACGTTTACCGTCAGGTCGTACTCGTTGCTCCACTCGCGGGGGTCGATAGCCACGAACTTGCCACGCATCCGCACGATTCTTTCCTTGTCCTGATACTTGCAGACAAGGTGCAGGATGGACTTGAACAGGTCTTTTACCCCTGTCTCGGCGAATATCCGAGCAATCAACTCAACCTTTGCGGCTCCTGCGTTCTGAACCATAGCCACCGCTGTCGCGGTAGTGTTTTGCAGGATGTTGGGGTCTAAGCCCTGAGAAGCCTGTGTAACGCCTGTGCGCTTCTGCTGTATCTCGTCCATGTAGGCAAGCATGGGGAAGGCTTGTCCGGCCACCAGAGGCACTTGTAGCGGCGTTATGGCGGCATTGTTCTTGACCCGCACGATACCGCCAGGAGTGACCGTCAGCATATCGTCTAGGTTTACTTGCCCGTCGACCACGGCCATCCGAGCGTTGTTGGAGAGGTACAGGTTATCCAACATCTGACGTGTAATCGTGGTCTTAATCTTCTGGATGTCCACAACCCTGTCTGCAAGGCTATGCCCGAAGAACTTGTGGGGCATGGGGATTGGGCAGACGGAGCAGAACGGGATGAAGTCTGCTTCCTCGTTCTCTAGGATTGTGCCGCCAGCGTAGAACACCCTGCGCAGTTCGGCAATGCCGTCCTCGTCGTAGTCTGTCCTGATGTAGCACTCGAACGTCTCAATCTCGTCCATGCTGGTATCGAGGCTGGGGTCGTCTGGCTGCTCGCCGTTGGGGAACCGCGCAACCCTCTCAGGGGTGAATGTCAGGTCGTCGTAGGCGGGCAGAGCGTCAATATCGTCAGCCTTGAATCCCATGCTGATTAACTCGGAACGGGTCGTGAGCCTACGGTGAGCCACAAACGGGGCATCCGCAATCCGGCGGGCTTTCTTGGAGATTAAGAACTCCTCGGGCGGTACGTTCTCTACCTTGACCGAACCCTTCTTGTCTATCTTCTTGACCGTTACATCGTAGGCGAACACAGGCTGCATCATAGGAGCCGGTGGGGGTAGACCTTGAGCCATCGCTTGCTGAACCGCCATCGGGTCAACAGGCATGGGTACTTCGCCAATCTGTGTCTGCTTTTGCTTGACGACTTCCATCTGCCCGTCGGAGAGCAACATGGTCAGTTCTTCCTCGGAGAGGTTCTGATACTTCTCCTTATCAACCGAGGTCTCGTCGTTCCACCAGACCTTGATTACGCCGTTCTTTTGCAAGAGCGCGTCCTTGAACCAAGTCTGGAATACCTCGAAGCCTGGGTTGTCGTTCATCAGCACCCAGTTGCAATACTCGGTGGCTTGCTTGGCCTTCTCCTCGTCGCCGGGAGCCTTTGGCTCGAACCGTACAACGTCGTCGGACTGTGTAAATACACGCAGGAGTTGTGGCAACGCACCGTCTACGGCCTCTGCTACCTCGCCTGTAACGATGGTGGAGCGACCCTCTACCTCGTTACCGTAGGGTTCGCGGTTGTACGCCATGAGCGAGTCGCGGCGTTCCTCTACGGTCTCGGTATTGATATAGCCGAGAGCGTTGTCTATCTCGTTCTCTATGATGGCTTGTAGGTCAAATTCTTGCATTTAGACAATCCATTTCGTGTTCACGTTAAGCGGTTTAGCCCAGGTCGAGGTCGTATTTAAGCCCACAGCGAGATACCTAAAGGCATCCGAAGCGTGGCTTGACCAATCATGCAGGGGCTTGTCGTAGAAAACATTACGCTTCTCATCGTACTCTCGGCGGTAGTTGCGTAGTGCATCTGTGCCTTGTTTAACTCGTGGATGGAAGTAGCAATTAGGTAGAAACCTTCTAACGGCTTGTATCCCATCATCGACTGACACTCTGGGGCAGACGGTAATGTTGAGTCCGAGGTTTTGCAGGGCTTCCTTTCGGCTCTTTCCTGTCCCCAACTCGCGTACCTCGACATCATGGGGAAGAATATGCTCGGCATTTGTGTATTCATTGTTGCGTATCCAGTTCACATACCAATCTAAGCCGACTCCGTGGTTCTCCACGAAATCAAGTAGCCTACGCTCTTGCCCCGCAATTTGGCAGACCCAGATAGCCGTTGAATCACCAACGCCCAAGTCCCATGCGGTGTAAGTTTTGCATAAATCATCCCGCGCAAATTCCTTGAATCTATCCTTTGGCAAGCCGTTAAGCGTAGCAGCGTAATACGCGCCCTCAACCGGACTGTCAAAGGAACACTCGAACTCTTGGGCATACTTATCATCGCCCATTTCTTTCTTAGCAGCGAGCAGTTCCTCTTTTGCAAGTATGTTCGTCTGCGAAGCCCTGAACTCCAATAACTTCCACTCTGGCTCTTTCTCTGCTCGGTCTCTAAAATCCTTGAAATGGTTTGCACCCTTTGGTGTTCCTAAAAATACCGCCCAACCCATACGGTCTGCGAGAGCAGGACGAATAATCTCGTTCCATATCTTCGGGTTCTGGTCACCAATCTCGTCCAGAATAACGCCATCGAAGTATTGGCCTCGCAAAGAATCGGGGTTGTCTGAGCCATATAACTGTATTCTCCTGCCGTAGAAGTCTACACGCAACTCCGAGATGTTTGCCTCGGCTTTGAGCGGTCTCGTGAAGTTGCATAGGTAGTCCCACGCAACCCGCTTGGCCTGTCCGTAAGTCGGAGCAATGTAGGCAAATCTTGGGTCTGGCTTGTCGCATTGCAAGGAGGCGTGGATGAGCTGGTTAAGCGCTGCAACCGTCTTTCCCATCCGGCGGTGAGCCACGACCACAACGAAGCGGTGACTCTCCACGGCATCGTGAATCTGTCTTTGTTCTGCCCTTGGCTTGTATCCGGTCTCAATTACTGCTTCGGTCATATTCCCGTGACCACCTTAATGGTCAGCGGGCCGTTCTCTGCGCCTGTTACTTCTGTTCTCGCTAGTTTGGGGATGTGGTACTCAATCGCCTTTAGGTAGATGTCGCAAGCCTTTTCAGGACTCTCCGCTGCGACCTTTGTGAGCCACTCAGCGAAGTTCTCTGCGTTGTCCTCTGCCATCCTAGCAATGGCCTCTCTGACCGCCGCTGTGGACTTGTTAGGCGTTCCTAGTGGCCTTCCCTTGCCAGCGTTAGGCGGGAGCTTGCGTTCTGTAATTTCACCTACTTTACTGATTTCCATGTCCGAATCCTTAGTGGTTGTTCGGGTTAAGTTGTTGCTATTCTACAACAATCCTTTAGCAATGTAATCTTCTATTGGGGTGTCATTTATTTCTTGAATCTTGTAGTCTTCTGCCCGAAAAGGGATAAAGTTAGAGGTTCCTTTGCCTTCTCCACGACTTCCTTGGTCTAGGTAACGGATGCCACGCACACCAGCAGACTCAAGGATATTAGACAATTCTTTTTGATTTGACCCAAACATTTGCACAATACTTTCTCCGGTGCTTTTGGGGTCATTGATTAAATTGCTTAATTCTTTTGCTGTTTGCCCTGTAATAGGACTATTTTTGTCTTTTATAAGAAAATTTAATGAATCTTTAACTTCCTTTGACTGCTGACTTAGCGGCTTATCCCAATCCAAGAACTTGGGCAGGATTTCGTCTGGGATGTCACCTTTATACAGGTAACTTCTATCACCCAAATTTTTGAAATCTGATTTCTTTTCAGCCTGATTTAATATATCTAGCGTTTTTTGCCAATTTGCAACTTCTCGTTGCATTTCTGGTTTTGCGCTCGCAATCCAACTAGACACTTCTTTTCTAGCTTGCGGCAACGACATCTTGTCTGCATCCAGTAAGCGAGCCGCCATATATTCTGGGGTTTGCGGAATTAATTCTTCTCCCCTAAAAGTCCTTACTGGTGGCTGTGGAGTCCCAGCCGTTACCTGCCTCATATATTCCTCTGCTACCGGCCTAGCCTCTGCCGTATAACCTGCCCCAACGCCGTAAGCCTGCGCTCCCTCGCCAGTTCCTACCTTCATGGGGTCAAACTGCTTGAAGAGATAAGGAGAGCCGTGGAAAGCGGTAATTCCTGCCGGAGCAAAACCTAATGGGCCAGATGTAATCATCTGGGTAAGCTGGTTCAGGGCTTGTGGGTTTGTGATGCGTAATGGGTTCTGGGGGTCAGCAAAGGCTTGGTTTTGCAGGGCTTGGGCAGCCGCCATGTTCTCTTGTGTGCGCCCGCCAACCATAGAAGCATAGTCGCTAGGGTTCCTTATCATGTCGTACAGTTGCCGCTTTAGGGCATCTGCGCGACTAAATATCGTACCTAATACGTTCTCTGCCACTTACAGTCCTAGTTTTGCAAGAATACGGCTGACGAGTAATTTAATGTCTGACCACAGGGTATGTAACATATCAATCCTTCCTGAGTATGACTTGCAGGGCATCTACGGCGCGAGGGGTTCTTATGACGGTCTCCGTGGGAACCTTTTGTTCCCGCATCTCGTGTCCCAAGTCCGAGAGTTCAAAGCCCATCTGCGTACAGGTGAACTTCTCCTCCCAGTTTAGATACCATGCCCAATCTGTGTAATATAAGAATGAGTTTTCGTTGAACGCCCGAACGTGTGTCGGGTCTTGCCACGCTCCTAGACTTAGGTCGTAGGGCACATGGATGTGCATCTGACCGCCGCGCTTGAGCAAATCTCGGCAGTTATTCATAGCGGCCACAAGGTCAGGGATGTGTTCCAAGACATCGTTGGCGATTATCTCGGTGACCATTCCCTTCTCTACTGCGAACCGTCCCAAGCGGGTGTCTATAACCTCGCCCCACGGGACTTTTGTAATGTCTAGCACCCAGTCGGGTTTCTTCTCCGGCTGGATGTCTGCGTTTATGCAGTCCTTGCGCCAGTCTTTTCCCGAGCCAAGGTTAAGTTTTACGGTAGACAACTATGAAATCCCCCCAATGGTTGTCTAATAATTTTGTGTATTCAAGCGTGCAATTATAACCGTTCAGCTTTGCCCACTTTAGTAGGGCTTTGGCAGCGTCTGGGTAGAACCTCCAACAATCCTGTGGAAAAGCGTGGTACTCGCCTCTGGACGGGGCGTTTATGTAGAACAACCCATTAGGTTTGAGAATCCTCACGCCCTCTAGGAAGGTTAGCCAGAACATCTCGGCGTGTTCAAAGCAACTACTTGTTACCACAATGTCCGTACTGCCGTCAGGCAGGGGGAACTTGTACTCGTCCTCTAAGACTATGTCCACGCCATTTGCGGGGGAGTAGTCTAGACCTATATAAGAATAGTGCTTGGGGCACACGTCTTTTATCGAACCGTTGACGATTTGCGACCCTATCTCCACCACAGAGGCGGCTTCTAGGGGGTACTTGTCGTAGAACTCAGACGCGCTTTGTAGTGCGCTTGCGTGCATTATTTGGGCTTGTAGCGGGTTTTGAGTCTTGTCCCGAGGGCTTTGAGTTCTTGGAGGTCTTCGCGGTTTTGCGGGACTTTTGCTGCCCAGCGTTTGAATTGGAGCGCGGCTGGCGTAGCCTCTCCGTTCTTGTCTTTGAGAGGGTGTCCAGCAGTAAGGGCTTGGGCGGCTTTTCGGTAGATGAACTTGGCGCGGTCGTACTTGTCGCCTGTTGAGGCTCCTTTGAGCGACCTAACAGGTGCGCGAACATCTCCACCAGACCGATTATGTTCGGCCATCTTTTTCGTAGTTGCTCTGTCATAGGCTTCGAACCGCTTGGCAGCGTCCCTTATCTTCATTTCTTGGCTTGCGCCCCGCGCATATTAGCAAGCAGGGATGGGTACTTTGTCCTCGTGGACTTAGCAAACCGCTTGGCTGCCGCCTTCTGGTTGGGGCTGAGTGCCTTGGGTTTACCCAGAGCCTTGGGTCTAGCCTTCTCGTAGACTTCTTTCTTCATTTCTTCACCTTTGCGGGGAGCTTCTTGAGGCTAGACTGCCCTTCCTTGACCATCTTCTTGGCTACCTTCTGGGGGACACCCGTAGCCTTGGCGACCTTTGGGGACGCGGCTGCGGCGAACATTAGTTTGGCTTGTTGTTTAGAACGAAAAGGCAATTTAGTTCTCCCGTTTTGCTAGTTCACATTCGTAGGTAATCGGCCAGCCTAGCAATGCCGCTATTTCTTTAGGCTCCACCACAGGAAAGTCTGGCATTACACAATAATCAGGTTGGTTTCCGTCAATTACTAGGCCAGGAAACCTTTTGTCTAGGTACTCCAGAGAGGAATACTTATTTGTAAACTTTTCTTTTTTCCACCTCTGGCCGTCAATGGTTTTTTGTGCGCTTTCCGTAGCGGAACAATCATAATAAAGTTCGGCATCAATCCCGACCCTCATTCCGCAAGCAATCCCGTATAACACATGGCTGCCGATAGCGTCGGTCAGCATGGTGTCGTAGGTCTGGAAAATCTTAGACATCCTTGGAAAACTTGTCATCTCCAACGCGCCAGCCCCAATCTCTACGGTTTTGAAGTACGGAGCCAGTTCTGGAGCTAGTTTTTGGTCAGACCAAGACAACATAATTGACGAGCCTGGGTGCTTCTTAGAAAACCTTATCGCACTTTCCACTACGTCTTTCTTTACGTCGTACCACGGATTTGAGTGGGTAGGGACGTATAACAACCCGCCGGTTCTCGGAAAGTACCCCTTTGTGCCGCTAAATTCTAGGTAGTTCAGGAACGGCAACCCACAGGCTTTGGCAAAAATCTTCTCTTTTAGCAGGTATTCTTCTATGAGTTCGTCTTGTACCAACTCGCCCCAGTAGGGGTCTATATTCGGGTCTAAGCCCTGCCGGTAATACTCGCCCGTGTTCCACCATATCCAGCCGTGTTGGAAGCCCCTAAGAGCCCTTGGGTAGATTTCTAAGCCCAAGTGTTCGGCCAACCACACGGTGTAACCGTACAGGTCGGACTCGTTCCTTACACCCTTAATTTCCCAAGTTTTCATGTAAAGACTATTTTAATCTCCAGATGGGGACTTAAAGAAGTCTTTAATCCGATTCTTCTTCGGATTCTTCTTCCATGCTTTCCCAAGCGTCGCAGACATTGTCCGCGCTGCACTTGAACTCGTAGACATCGCAGAACACCTCGTTCTTGCCCAGCCCACAGCCCTTCAACTTCATACCATACTCACAGTTGCCGCACTTGGACTCGCCCTCGCTGGGGCCGTATTTGGCGGTCAGTATGGCTTTTTGCTTGCTGCCACGGTTGACTATCTCGTCTTGGGTGGCAAGCGGACAGGAGCCTTCCTCGTCGAGGAGGCCGCCTTCCATCTCCTTGGACTCCCTTGGTTTCCCAAGTAGCCCAATCATTATTGTTGGCCCTTTCATTTCTTGGGAGCGTACTTGCCCGGTTTGGCGGGCTTCATTGGCTTCTTCATGGGCTTCATTGGTTTTTTGCCGTACATGGTATTTCTCCGTAAAAGAAAACCCCCCCGACTTTTGGCCGAGGGGGTTTGAGGGCTTGAAGGAGCAATGCTGAGGAGGAGGCGCACTACTCCACCGATGATTCTACTCCTTTTTGTGCGTTTTTTGCAACATATCCCCAGATATTTTTTCTCCCAAATTCTGCGGTTAGTTGTTGCCTCTCTAGCCTACCTGACTTCATCAAGCTGGCTAGCGAACCAGAGATTATTCCTGGCGACATCCCCAAGTCGTTTTTCAGGGTGTTCAGGGTTACGGGTTCCGTGGCCGCGCTGATAGCTTCTAGGATTCTAGTTGTGTTCTTCATTGCTCTTTCCTCTGAGTGGGCAGTTTCGCCCTTGATTACAGTTATGTCCAAAACGGTCACAACAAGTCGGTTTTCTTGTGACATAGGCTACGATTGCGAAGGCGATGAAGGCGTACAAAACCAACGCTTCTGTTGACAGTCCATGCATTTCCATTGCTTGTTCCCCTTCCTGATTATATAACTCCCGTTTTCCTTGTTCCTATTGCGCTGGCAGGAAAAGCAAAACTTAGTCTTCAACAGGTTGTCCATTTTTAGGTTCATCTCGACGAACCCTATAAAAGGTTCGCGCACCGACTCTGACTTCTTCAACTTTGCCCTCCAGTAGCAACGAGACGCAGGTGTTGTACGCCTTGCTCTTGCTGACCGAGAACCTCTCTGCCAGGTGGGTTGGGTGAACTGGCTTCTTGCTTGCCAGAATGTAATCTTCGATTTTCATCTTCTACCATCTTTCTATATCTTTTCATGGACTCTCTCAGGTCGGTTCTGTCGGCTGGAATGTAGGTGAACCTACTCACTTGTACCCTCTATCCCGTTTACCCACTTGTAGATTTCGTGTGCCGAGTTCTCAATTTCCTGACATAACGCCGCGATGGTGTCTCTGTCGGGAGCATACGTGTTAGCCATCTCATGCTGGAGACGATTGCCACAATGAATAATCCGAACCGCGTGTTCACTCTCATACATGATTCTTCCTTTTCAGTCTTTTGTTAATCTCAGCCGCTAGTTCCTCAACATCGCTGTAAATATCCGAACCCCAGAGATTACAAGACTCTGCAATCGACTTGAGTTCTAGGATGTCTATCTCTACCCACGGTCTTGCAGGGGTTAGGTTAGCGACACGGCGTTTGTTACATTGGTAGTTCAACTGTTCGCCTGTCATGTGTTCTTCTCCTCATGTTCACGTTTTGCCGTTTCATTGACACGTTCTTGGCTCATGTTTACGGCATTGACATCAGGGGTAACTTCAGGGGTGCAGTAGTTAGGTTTACCCCCGCAGTAAGACTTGACTGGTGACTTTTCTTCCTGCGCTAGTGCTTGGCGTAGTGCTTCTGCTATCTCTTGTGCTTTGTGCATTGGCCTTATCGAATGGTAATCACTAGTAAACCAAGATACAAACTCCAACGCCATCTCTGCTGCTTTGCGTAGGTCAGTCATAGCATCACCAGTACCATGTAACCTGTGGCGCAACACGCTACAAAGGCTAGGGTGTCAAGCAGCGGAAAGCTCTGCTTTTCTTCTGTCCTTGGCCACCGTGATAGCGGCGATAAACCCCGCATCTGATTGAGACGCTGTGTACGCTGCTTTCCAATTTGATTGTAAATCTGTGACATTTTTAGACCCCTCAATTAGTTTGACAAATTCAGCCGAATTATTTTTTTGTTGATGTATTGCGTTCTGGACTTCGTTGGCAGAGGCGAACTCTGCACCGCCCCATCCTGCGGATGCCAGGCATCTCCCTATTGCCGAGGTCTCACAGTTCTCGAGGGCAGAGGTCGAGTTGATTTGGCTTGAGGCGCGGAACTCCTCTGCGTGGCCGGTCGCAATACACTTGCCGTTTTCCGTGTATATCCTGGCTTGCATAATGACCACCTTTTCGTCAGCCTTAATAATCTCGGTTGACAACTCCCATTCTGGGTGAGCCTCACGGAACTTCTGAACCCGTAGGGCTACGGTCATGTACTCTTTACCGCGAATGTTTACAACACCTGTGTTATTGCTCATTTGAACCTCCTCACAATGTCGTCATGCTCACTCAAAGCCTCTAATAGATATTTTACAGCAATTCTTACATAGTCCTCGTCCCCGTTAGCGTCCCGTATAGTCTGGGCGCAACCTATCATCTTGCCGTGGTTGCCAGACATCAGGCGTTGACGTTGCCATAGGGCTTCTGTCTCTTGCTGTTCCTGTTCTTGCTGTTGTGCGTGGGCTTGGCAATCAGTCACGGTTAGCCTCCCATGCGCGTTCTTGCCAGTAAGAATCGTCGTCTTCGTCTTCCTCGGACTCCGGCTCTTGGGGTGGTGTGTAGTACCAATCTTCGTCGTATTTCATGTGCCCTCCTCGGCGTGTATGGCGGGATGCCATGAACAGAATCTTACACCATTTTTAAGGGTTGTATAAGAAATCTACTAGGGACTAACCCTAATGTATGGTTATACAGTAGAATGTAAGAATGTCCCCTACCCAAAGAAGCCTCAAGTACCTACGCGACCAAGGCTACCGGTGCTGGATTGTGGAGAGGTGGTGTCCCTATTCCCGCAAGCGGATAGACCTGTGGAACTGTATAGACATCCTGGCGGTGGGCAACGGGGAGACCATAGGGGTGCAGACCACCAGCAGGGGGAATGTTGCAGCGCGGGTCAAGAAAATACAGGAAAACGAGTATTTCCCAGAGCTGGTTCGGTCAGGGTGGAAAGTCCATGTCCACGGGTGGGGGAAACTAAAGGCGGGTTGGACAATAAAATTGGTTGAACTTAACTAAATCTGTGGTATCTTAGCGGTGTCGGAAGTGACGCTCTGGCATTTGGCGCGGATACAGAACCTCTTAGTGAGGGCTTGTAGTCATCGTTTGGTTCGCGCCCGATGCTGGCCTGTCAAGCCCAAGTCTTCACTAAGGGGTTTTTTTATTTCCGATTGCTACCTAGTCGTCGGCGAAAGACGGCAGGGCTAGGCGGCGATAGGGGTACTGTGGGCAGCGTTGGAATACCCTAACCTGGCGGCGAAGTTAGCACCAGAACGCGAAAAGGCTAACGAGTCCTGTGGCTCCGAAAGTGCAGGTAAAGGACGGATAGGCTAAGGCTAAGTCCGTCCACCAAAAGTGCAGATATATATACATAGTAAGGGAGGATTATGTATAGGAATAGAGAGTACGGTAGTCAGCTAAAGGACTTCTCAGGGTTGAGATGGGGTGCAATATCCCCGACAGATGTGGATGCCCTGCTAGAGTTCTCTAACCGCCTGTTTATCATTGTCGAGACTAAGTACAAAAACTCGCCCATCCCTCGTGGACAGCTTCTAGCCCTAGAACGGGTCTGCGATGCAATAAACAACCCACCGCATAAACATTGCCTGATTCTCCTAACCTCGCATGAGTCGTCTGGGGATATAGACATGGGGTTGACCACGGTTACACAAGTCCGCGAGAATTGTAGTTGGCTAACAGAAATCCCAGAAATCACCCTGCGCGAGGCGGTAGATATTTATAGGGGTAAGTACCTAGGATAGAATGTTACATAACCGATTACAATACGCCACGAGGAGGTGGTAAACATGGATGATTTTCAAGCATTTTGGGAAGTCTGGCCTAAGCGTTGTGCTAAAGCCGATGCCCGCAAAGCTTGGGCGCAGACAAAGGATATACGGCCCGAGTTAACAAATTTGTTAAGTGCCGTAAAAGCCGCTTGCAAAACAGAAGCGTGGATGAAGGATGGTGGTAAATATATTCCTCACCCAGCAACCTGGCTTCGTGGTGAGCGTTGGGAAGATGAGTTGGAAGTGAAGCTGCCAAACGTGGTTAACGAGAAGCCTTGGCACGAAACCGCTACCGGCATAGAACTCAAGGGTAAGGAACTAGGTTTAGACCCTAGCCAGTTCGAGACTTTCCCACACTTCAAAGTTGCGGTAATGAGAGCCGCGCTTAAGTCTGCGTGATTCTCTCCCCGCACAACAGAGACGTAGCCAAGCAGATGGTGGATAACGCACCTGATGGCTATGTGCTAGAAGTACGTCCTCCTAAACGCAGTTTAGATAGCAACAGGTACTACTGGGCGGTGTTGGGAGATATATCGGAGCAGATGGTTGTTGGTAAGGCTTATGAGCCAAGCATCTGGCACGAGTATCTGAGGGCTTTGTTTCTGCCTGAACGGATGATTGAGTTGCCAGACGGAAGCATAAAGATGCTAGAGCCTAGTACGAGCGAGTTAAACCAAGCCTTGTTCTCGGAGTATGTGGAGAAGGTGGTGAAGTGGGCTTTGGAACATGATGTAAGATTTAGTGAAAATACGAGGGGGCTTAAATGAGGATAGATTATTCGTTGTTTGGACTACGGGAACCTGACTTTTTGGAAACCCCGTTGAGCTGGGAAGAAGTCTTGGTGTGGCTGCGAATTAAGGGGGAACAATGAATGAGTTGGCTCTTTTCGCAGGTGCTGGTGGAGGAATACTTGGGGGACATCTCCTCGGATGGAGAACCGTCTGTGCAGTTGAATGGGAGCCATACCCAGCAAGCGTACTGTGCGCCAGACAAAATGACGGATTTCTCCCGCCTTTCCCGGTTTGGGATGACGTACAAACCTTTGACGGAAAGCCGTGGCAAGGAATTGTTGATGTCATATCTGGCGGGTTTCCATGCCAGGACATATCAGCCGCAGGAAAGGGCGCAGGAATTGATGCAGAGCGTTCAGGAATGTGGCGAGAAATGGCACGCATCATTCACGAAGTACGACCCAGATTCGTCTTCGTGGAAAACTCACCAATGCTCACTTCTAGGGGACTTGGACGAGTTCTCGGAGACTTGGCCAAGATGGGGTTTGATGCGGAATGGGGGGTGTTGGGACATGACGACTTCGGCGGGCAACATAGGAGAGAACGAATCTGGATTGTTGCCTACACCAACAAAAAATCTTTTCAGTTATTGGTCGAGCGCCAAAGCAAAAGTATTAAACGATGGAAAACGAACCAGCGGGGTGAAAGTTGGGTCAATTTTATGGTGGGAGATGACGGAACAACACCTCCGACTTGGGGGGGGGGAGGACAAAACTTTGATTCCAGACCCATCATGCGGCGAAATAGTGATGGGGTGGCCGATGGGGTGGACAGAATTGCGGCCATTGGAAATGGACAAGTTCCGAGAGTGGCTGCGGCTGCATGGGAAATCTTGAGTGACCAAAGATGAAAAAAACCATCTCTCTAAAGTTGCAGCCCTCGGATGCGTGGTCTGCCGAAGAATTGGGTACTCTGATAGCCCGTCTGAAATTCATCATCTGCGGGCCGGTCAAGGATGGGGCAGGTCTTCGCACTACCTTGCAATACCACTATGCCCAGAACACCACAGAGGTAAAACTGGAGTTCACGGACTCGGAACCAAAGGCTTCCCAAAGCACTACGGATTTACCGAACAGGAATTATTAGAGGATGTATACCGTCTTTTGGGCAAAACTTTACCGGTAGGGAATAAATGAAAGCAATAGCGATAGCAACAACTAAGGGGGCTTGCCTACCCGTCCTAGCGGCCTCCATAACCTTCTATGTCCCACAAGACGTGACCGTGTTCCTAGCGGGTAGCGAGATTATTCTCCCCCGCCACAGGACGATAAACCTTCCCAACGACGCAGATAACTTTGGGGACGCTTACAACGCCGTGGTCAAACGGGCGTTCGAGGAGTTCGACGAGGTTGTGGTCTGTAACGACGATATTGTGTTCAACCCTACCACCTGGAAGTTGCTTGGAGAGGACGTTGCGTTTCTGCGAGACAAAAGCATCCCCCTCGGCTGGGTAGCCGCTAGGTCTGATTATGCCCGAGGATTGCAGAACATTCGTCTTGGTCAGGGAAAAATGGAGTGGTTCAGGTACGAGACCGAGAAACTTATTAACATCACCGATGTTATAGCCCCAATTTGTAGTTACATATCGAAAGAGGCGTTTGTGGACTTCCCACCCTTGACCTGGTACTCAGACGATGTGAACTGCTTGGACATCCAGAAGAAGGGTTTCCAGCACGCCATCAGCAGGGCTTACGTCCACCACGTCGGTTCTCAGACTTGTGGACGGAACGCACAGGAGCTTATACAATGTGCAAAACCTTGGATTAAGGAAAATAGGCCGGAGTTATACGAACTATGGTTCAAAGGACATGATTAGCGAAGACCGTCTCAAAAACTGGGGTTGGTGGTGTGCATACGGGCCTTTAGGCCCAGAGGTTCGTACCCGCGCAGCCAGCGCAGAGGGCAATTTTCAGTCCGAGGATGTGTTCGATGGGGAGGAGCCTAGACTTGAACCAGACATGGTTGACGGGCAGATGGTAGAAGACGCAGTAAGGGTTTTACCTGATATAAGCCGCAGGGTTTTGAAGGCAAGGTATATACAGTACCCGTACAACCTGAGCCACAATGTAGCCCAGAGATTACGGATGAGTACGGATAGGTTAGAGGCAGAATTACACATAGCCAAGAGGAGGCTGCATGACCGATTACAAAGAAATAGTCCAAGGTTCGCAGGAATGGTTACAGGCGAGGCTGGGGTTTTGCACGGCAAGTAAGGTTAGCGATGCCCTAGCGGGCAAGGATACCGAGACCCGTAAGAACTACCTTTGGCAACTTGTAGCGGAAAGACTTACCAAGACCCAACAGGCGGGTTTTGCGCCCAACGCGGCCATGATTAGGGGAACCGAACAGGAACCCATCGCTAGAGCCGCATACGAGGCTCACACGGGCGTTTTCGTAGACCAAGTAGGGTTTATCCCGCACCCGACAATACAATGGCTAGGAGCCTCTCCTGACGGCTTGGTGGGGCATGAGGGCCTGGTAGAACTGAAAAATCCAAATTCGGCCACGCACCTGCAATACAGGAAGGCTGGCAAGGTTCCGACCAAGTACAAAAACCAGATGATGCTCCAACTTGCTTGCACGGGTAGGAAGTGGTGCGACTTTGTGAGCTTTGACTCCCGACTGCCGACAAGCAAGATGCTGTTCATCGTGCGGTTCGAGCCGGAACAAAAGGAGATAGACGAGATGCTAGACAAGATTCAGGTGTTCTTATCAGAAGTGGAGGCCGAATGTGACGATTGACGACCTGGCGGTAGAGGCGGGATTGTTCTTAAAGGAGGGGGAGTTGTTGTTTAACTTCCACGAAGACTCTCGTACCCAGTTGCAGAGGTTTGCGGAAATCGTGCGCGAGGAGGAGATGTTGCGGTGCGCGAGGATGGCAGAGGATTGGGGATTTAAGAGCTTAGCCCAGGAGATGAGGGGTTGAGCCAGCAGGTGATGATAGAAGCCCTGTACCAAGAGATTATTGGGGTTCTGGGCAAGTTTGACGAGGCACTCCCTTTAGCCTCTGTTGTGGGTGTTTTAGAGGTAATCAAGTTTCAGCTTTTGAATAACACGGAGGAAGACGAATGAGAGACGGACTTATAGCTGCACACTTGTACGCGCAGGACGCGGCGTTTTTCGTGCTATGTATGCTTGGCGTTATTATCTTCGCGGGGTGGACAGAGTGGCGGCGTGGCTAATAGCCGGTATCGGTGTTGTATACCTTGTGGTAGCGGTGCAGTTGCTACTAGAGGGTAAGGTAGGTCTAGGCGTGGCATTTTGTGGGTACGCATTAGGCAACGTGGGTCTTTATTTAGCAGCCAAATAGGAGAAGCAAATGGAATACGACAACAGTAATTCGGGAGTTTTATTTAAGAACGAGTCGGACAACGAGAAGGCTCCGGCGTACAAAGGCAAGTTAAACGTGGACGGGACTGAGTACCAGCTAGCCGCGTGGATTAAGACAGGCAAGTCTGGGCAGAAGTTTATGAGCCTCAAGGTGGAACTGCCGAAACCAAAGGCAGAGCCTAAGCAGCAAGCCTTAGAGGACGACATCCCATTCTAAGCCAGCAACAACTAAAAGCCCTGTTTGATTACAGGCGCGGACGACTTGTGTGGAAGCCTCGACCCATTGAGGCTTTCGCCAAGTATTCTGCCTACGTCATGTGGAACCGCAGGTACGCAAATAGGGTAGCCGGTCATATAACCCCTCGCGGTTATCGCAAAATTGCTATATTCAAGAAGCCTTACTTTGCCCACAGGATTGTCTGGGCTTATCACTATGGCTACTGGCCGGAGCAAATTGACCACATAAACTGCAAGTTTGCCGACAATAGGTTAAGCAATCTCAGGGTAGCCACGCAGATGGAGAACAGGTGGAACTCCAAGCGCAGAGAGAAAACCAAGTCCAATATAAAGGGGGTCTACAAGAGGAAGGAAAAGTTTTACGAGGCGCACATAATGGCCAACTATAAGAGGTACTATCTTGGGAGATTTATTCGAAAATCTGACGCAGCCAGAGCCGTCACCACCGCAAGAAAAGCGTTGCATAAAACATTTGCTAGGGCTGGTTAATAGAGGAACCTTTACCGCTACCCCAGAGGAGTTCTATCAAATCGTGATGTCAGAACATGAGGCGAAGATTGAGGGGCTGGCAAGGTATGTTTTGACGCTTCCGACAAAGGAGGCTAGGAGGAAGTGGCTAGACCAGTTCGAGGCCAAGCACAATTTGACCGTAGCAGAGGAGTTACGGGAGAGGATTACTCAGATTCATAGAGAGCGCGTTCGTGCTTCCGGCGTTTAACTAGACCAGGCAACTCCTTACCACCGGCCTTAGTCCACGCCATAAACCCTTCCGCAGCACCCTCAAAGTCGCCACGGTTGTGCTTCATGCGGATGGTTGACCTTTGGAGGTTGCCAAGCCCGACGTTGAAGCTGAAGGAAACCAGAGCGTCAAAGCGGCCTTGAGTAAGTCCACCTGGACAGAGGCGCAGAACTCCTCGTTCAAACGTAGCCAGGTCTGCGGCCAAGATAGCATCGACTTCTGCCATGCTGAGAACTCTGTCCCACTCTGGGGGAAGGGGTATATTTTTGCGTTCATTGAACTTCACCCTTATGTGGTTTGGGTCTATGACGTGCCCTACACCCACCGTCCAAAGCAAGGCTGGGCAGCGGTAAGGTTTTGTCCTTACTCCTTCATCTTTCTTGATGCCCTCAATCGCTTCCTTGCTTACCTTCACTTCTTACCCCTGCAATTATCAAAATGGTATCGACGCATATTGCCACCACCGCCAACTAGCCCGCAGTTCGGACAAGTTACCAAATCTCTTTTGCCCTTACATGATTCGCTAAGTTTTTTAACATACTCAGGGTTTGCAAGTCGTTTTTTTGCGCCCTCAATGTATGCTTCTGAATCTCTCTTAACCCCTCTAGACCCGCCATACTTTTGTTTTCTTTCATCATCCGTTAGGCGTTGGCGAACAGTTTTCATGTGCCAGTTAGGTTTTTTAGCCGGATGTTCTTCTGACTTAAATCCTATTGCTTTTGTTTTAGAGTTATAAAGTTTTTCAATAAAACACTCTAAAAATGCTTCTTCTAGTTCACGCGCATTTTCTAAAGTTTCGCAGACACCAATTGTCTTAAATTGAAACAACGACTCGCCATGTTTATTCCACGAATTTTGAAGATGCTTACAAAAGTGTTCGTTTCTACGCAACTCATTTTTGTGTTCTTTAATTCTTCTCCCTATGTTATTAGAGCTTCCAACATAGGATTTGTTATTGACGGTATTAACGATAGCGTATAAACCAATCACTTTTTACCCCATTGGCGACTTCCAAACCAAAATGCACAAATTCCAGAAAGTAGAGCCATTTCATCTTCGCTAAAAATTATGTCCGAGGCTTTAATCATATCCTCAACTGAGTTTACAGAACCAGAGGCCATGAACCAATAGGTCAAAGCAAGGTTTATGGCAATCAACTCAACTATAAAAAGGAATGTAACAAGAGGACGCACGATACCGTTCAGGTTGACGACCCAATTGGAAGCCCTGGCCATGATAGCCTTGTCGTGGTCTAAAGCGGCACTTTGGCGGTCTGCGTCGGTCTGGAGAGCAATCTGGTCTGTACGAATCTCCTCGACCTTCTGCTGGGCGATAAAGCCACGTTCTGCAAGGGCTAACTCGCGTTCCGTCTGCATCTGGGCTAACTTCAACTCTTGGGCTTTATCTGCCTTGTCTTGGAAGAAGTTTAGGATTTGCGGTAAGCCAGAGGCTAGGAAACCAACTGCGGAGGATATTAGGGATAGCATTACAGGTGTCCTTTGAAGATGTAGTAAGTGGTGACGATAATTAGCGAGGCTACGAAGCACATAACCTTGAGCTCACGGAGTTTCTTTAGGTCACGCCCCATCTCGTCGCGACCCTCCTTGACCTCCTTCATCTGGCGTTCTTTTATGGCTTGGATGTCCTTCCACTCGAACTCTGCCTTTTCCTTGCCGTAGCGTTCTACAAGCTGCTGGAACAGGTCTTCTTCGGCTTCCTTCACTTCCTTGAGTCTTCTCCACTCTGCGAAGGCCGTGAGGATGGTGGTGTCACCCTTTACCACCCGCTGCTTCTTTTGGAATTGTTGCTTGGCTTGGAGTTCTGCGACCCCTAGTTTCTGTATGTCTTGGACTACTGATTCAATCTCTTTACCTGCCGCAATCGCGCTTTTTATACCCTGCGCTGCACTTTTTGCCGAGGCTACTAAATCACTCATTTATCCCACTTTCTCTCCTCGAAAGTAAGCCACCCCGTTAATGACTTCGCATAGTTCTGGAGGTAATAACATACCATTTTTGAATGTCAGCACCGCGAATCCTGAACACCAGTTCACGGGGTTTTCTTCTGTGTAAACAAACTGGTCGCCAGTAGGTTCTGCAAGGGTTCCAGTATCTATTCCGTATCTGCGCCCATTGTAGTCAACCCAAGGCGTGACCATCAGTTTGTGCAGGTGTCCTGTGACGATGCTTCTGCCTGATTTCAGGGCGTTGTTATAAGTCGCGTGTTGCCCGTTGTGCCACCGATGCTTGACAATTACAGAGTTATTTATGTCCACCCGCCATCCCGTGTGCCATCCTGGGAAGTACGCAAATAAGTCCGAGAACTCCATCAGCGCGTCTGCGTGCGTAGCGATATACGAGAACAAACGACAGTCGTGATTACCGTACGTCCACAGCTTAGTAGCGTTCTTAGAAGCGTTTGCAATCTCGTGTAGACGGTCTTGACAGGCTTCTATCTCTTGCTTGGGGGTAGGGGGGTTAGTACCCATCAGGGCGGCGTGGCGGCTGATTCTAGCCCCGTCAAAGACATCGCCGTTTAGGATGATGGTCTTGGGCTTAAATTCGGTCAGCAGAGTAACGAAAGCCTTGTGCGCTACGGTTTCCTCGCCTGGCCAGTAGTGGCAGTCTGAGGCTATAAAGACGTGCCCGTTATCAACTGTGTGCGATATGACTCGGCGATTATCTGGGATATATGTGTTGGCGATGCTGTGTTGTCTTGCGGCAAAGGAGGGTAGGGATACGTCTTTGAGTGCCGACCGCCTTCGGTAAACCGTACCTACGTCTATGCCTAGAACCTGTGAGACCTTCTGTGGACTGCCGTATGTCTTAAACGCCGCTATTAGTTCCTCGTCCGACACCTTTTTTAGTGCTACCACGCTTCCTCCCGCTTAGAGTCATTACGTCAATTGGCTCATGGGAGGATGTATCGTACAGACACGCCAGCTTTACTGCTTCTGCCGGAGTTAAGCCTAAGTGCATGGCAGCGATAGCAAAGTTTGCCCCAGTTCCAATTGCCCAAAAGTCGTTCTTTATCTTCGCAGGAATGATGGTACTCTCGTAAATCCAAATGCCATCACTTCTGAGTTCGAGAACGGTCACATCCGTATCCGAGTCTAGGTCAGCCCCAGACTCCAACGAATTGTAGAACTTTAATAGTTTATCCCAATCTCCGCAACCCCCGTAGATGCTGTTCTCGCCCCTACGGACTTTGGTCACGAGGTAGAACGAGTCATCACCGCTGACCATACTATCTCCGGCCACTTCGCCAGTAGATGCCTTGGCAGCGATGGTGGTCATTTAACCAACAGGTTTAGCAGGAGAAGGATTATGCAACCAGCAGAGCCGATTAGGATTTGTTCTAGCCGCTTGAGTCGTGCGTTTATCCCAAGATAGCGTTCAGCACAGACAGCTTCGTGGGTGTCTAGTTGACCCTGAACTTCGCCAATTGTTGCCATTACGCAGCTTCCTTTTTAAGCATTTGGGCAAAGCCCTCAAAGTTACCGTAAAACTTCTTTGTTCCGATATGGCAACAGGTCATGCGTGGGTCTAGCCAAACGTCAAAACCTAAGTCTGCAAGTTTACGCATTACCACATTATCCTCAGAGACCAACTGCCCGTCTATAACCTGAATATCGCAGACCATGCGGCACTCTCTGCCTTCGTTTTGGTAAGGCTGGCTTGCATCCCACAGGGCTTGCACCGCTTTATTGCTCATCTTCACAAACCCCATGCCCAACCCGTCAACCTTAATTAGCCCATCGGTGGCGGTCAGGTCTTTTGTCTTGACCGTGTAGAGTTCTGCGTCATCGGTCTTTTTGCGGTAGGTTCCACCGATTACATCCTTGTCAGACCCGAGCAGTTCCATAATCCACATGGGGTTCCACTCAAGGTCTGAGTCAATCCAAATCACCGCATCGTACTCCAGCCCAAGCCTGAACAGGTCATTTCTAGCCCTCTGCACCAACGCATCGTAAGACATAAATACGGGGTGCAAAAAGATGCCATTTTCCTGTGCGATACGGACAGAGTTGACTAGGCTGGTGGTATACCAGACATCAAGCCTGCCATCGTAGGCTGGGGTAGCGATTAAGACTTTACGCATTAGGCTCTGTTGGTGGGGTTGCCAACTGCGCTTCCAAGGCCGCTACTTTGGTTTCTAAGGTCTCGATGCGGGTTGCCTGTGCATCGTTGATTGCTTTCAAGTCTTTAATGGCGTTGACCATGTGCCAGAAGATTTCGTCTGTACTTACAGATAAAACTCCAGTTGATTGTTCTGTTACACAAGTGGGGCAAACTTCTTGAAGTTCCTGTGCGATGATACCAAGTTGAACGCCTGATTTTGCAATAACTGTATGTTCTGGCAAGTCAGTTACTTCTTCAGGTAGGCGATATTCAAAGTTTCTCACCCGAATAGCGTTAATCTTTTCTAAGCCTTCGGTATTGTCAACAATGTTTTTCTTGAGGCGTTGGTCAGAAGTGGTTTCCCATGTTGTTACATTTTTTTGATTGTATGAACCATTTAAACCACCCACATAAAAAGTACCAGTACCTTTTCCAGTTAAAAATTGGGCAAGTACAATCTCATTAGTAACCGCAGTTCCACTTGCTTGGCAGTTTGCGCCTACATAAACAGAAGCACTTCCTGTTACAGAATTGCTTCCTGCTGAATACCCAACAAATACATTATCGCCAGTATTTCCGCCTGAAGCGCCAGTTGTTTGACCCGCTCCTGCCAAACTACCAAGAGCGGTATTGGCGCTACCGGTGGTGTTTGAATCCAACGCACCAGAACCAACTGCGGTGTTGTTTGCGCCGGTGGTGTTGAGATTTAATGAATTGTAGCCGATTGCTGTATTGTTAGAAGCGGTTGTATTCCGACCAAGAGCACCACCACCAATTCCAACATTATATTGCCCCGTAGTGTTTGACCAAAGAGGCCCGTAACTACCACCATCAAGCGACCCAACAGCAATGTTGTCGGTTCCAGTAGTATTAGACAGCAACGCTTGCGAACCTACGGCTGTGTTTCTTGAGCCCGTAGTGTTTGAATAAAGAGTTTGTGGGCCAACCCCAACATTATATTGTGCGGTTGTTGCTAACCTAAGCGATTCCCAACCAACTGCAACACTATCTGTTCCTGTGGTATTCGCACCCAAAGCGGTTGTTCCTACTGCGGTATTTTTTTGTCCCGTAGTATTAGCATCTAACGCCTGATAACCAACCGCCGTGTTATTCGCACCCGTGGTGTTATCGTTCCCCGCCTCAAATCCAATAAACGTATTGTTGACACCTGTGCTACTTCCACCAGCACCTTCACCAAGAGCAGTCTCAAATGGCGAGGCTGAGTCGGTTACGCCTGTTAGGCTGCTACCTGCCGTTGCAAAAGATAACGTGCCAGAGCCGTTTGTAACTAACGCCTGGTTAGCGGTTCCATCAGCGGCGGGTAGTGTCCACGTTACGTTAGACGAAACGGTAGCCGGTGCTTGGAAGGCTACCCAGTTAGACGAATCAGAGTCCGCAAACCGCAAGTCTTTCTGCGCGTTTAGGGTTACGTCAGAACTAAATACGTTTGTGCCTGAGAACGTGTTAGTCCCAGAGAAGATATTCCCGCCGGAGAAGGTGTTGGTCGTGCCAGAGGAGTTGATGTTGCCAGAGATGACAGCCGCCCCAGAGATGGTGTTCGTCCCACTCATCAGGGTTCCACCGGCAAAGGTAAACGCGTCCCCAGAAGCCCCTGTCTGGAACTCCTTTAGGTGAACCATAAGCTCACGGATGGCGTTGTTGATGCTACTTGGGGGACACCCCTCGTCGATGTTAATACCTTCTATGTCGGTATTAGCCGAGTTGGTTGCTGAGTATTCTGAAATCTTGGTCTTGGGCATTTTTTACTCCGTTAGTCCTTGGATTTGTCCTGCTTGAAATAGGGCGTTAAATGTTCTTGGGTCAATAATAAATGGTGCGCGACGGGTAACACCGCCAATTCCTCGTCCTAATGCTCCAGCGCCATAAGCGGCCTCTCCAACAGCGCGTGGGGAAGCAGCCAACAGCGAAAGACCGGCAGAAGGAAGCCCGCCGATACCGTATGCCAACGCCCCAGTTGGGATTGCCGTGGCAGTTTGTAATCCCCTTGGGGTTACGCTTGATAAAGCCTGTCCCGCAAGTCCTGGCATAAACTCTTGACCGCCAGCCGTTTCTAGTTGTTGGGCAAGTTTTGTCCGTGAGCCGTAGTTTGTCTGCACATTGTTCCGCATCAGGCTTTGCAGCTTACGCATGGCGGTGTCCACAGAAGCCCCTTTACCGAGAGACAAAGCACGCTCAATCTCACGAATCTGCTCGCTTGCAACAGAATACTCACGCATTGTGTTGGCGTAAGTTGGTGCTTGCTTTTGGATTGAGGACTTAACTGAGTTGTAAATCTCACCGATTGCGGCTCGTGCTGTTTTTTGCTCAAACGGTACAGACTCAAGCGTATCGCCAATCTTTTGCTTTAGCGCGTCTAGACCCTCTGGGGTGTGAAACTCATTTGGGTCTAACGCCTTCCATTGCGCTACGTCTTGCTGTACCTCGGTAATTCTTTCTGCGGCCTTGGCGTTCTTTACCTGACCCTTATATGTGACCCTGTTAAAGGCGTTTTCCAAGGCTTTATCAATATCCGCAAAGTCTAATACCGTCTTGTCTTTTTTAATGTTGACCATCCCAGAGCGATATTCGGTCTGCTTTAGTCTGTTCATCTCATCTAAGTTTGCCTTGGCAAGACTCAAAACCTCTGTCGGGTCTGCCCTGCCAGAAATGTTTGCGCGGAACTGTTCTGCCGCTGCGCCACCGCGTTGCCCAGCCTCAAAAGCCTTTGTTATAGACTCTTTCCCTGCGCCGGTGGTTAGACCAAGCACATTAGCCACGCCAAGACCGCCTAGACCAGCAGTTTTTGCTGTGGCTCTAGCGGCAATAGCAAGCGGGTCTACTGCGGAGGCTGTACGAGATAACTGCTCTGCTAACGACAACGGGCCTGTAACTGCTCCTGCTGATATTGGGGCTCCAGCACGTCCGGCTAATACTGCTCCACCAGCGCCAAGTCTAGCGGCTCCAGCACCGCCTGTGAGGATGGTAGAAACGTCTGCTAGTACACCAACAGGGTCTTCGGCAATAGCCCGCTTTGCACCCTCTACGCTACCGTAGCGGTCAGCATAAAACTGTCCTACCTTGCTGGCTACCTCGCGGGAGGCTTTATCTTCTCCGACTGCCTGAACTAGGCTTTCTGGCAAGACGTTTTGCAGTATCCCTGCGCCTAAGTCTACGACCGATTTGGCGGTCTGAACTGGGCTAGTAACGGCTTCTACAATATTGCCTACAAGACTTCCAAAAGAAGATGGGATGTTTGAGATTGCGCGAGAAGCCACTTCCCCCACACCCATGCTTGAAGAAAGGTATTCGTTAATTATGTCTGTTGGCTTAAAGCCAGCTTTCAATGCCTGGTTAACATTTGGCAGTTCTTTTGCTAACTCAGAAATAATTTCCTTGTCGCCAAAACCTGCTCTTTGGGCTTGGCGAATACGATAACCAATCTCCAAATTAGGAGAACTCTGCCTCGGAACTTCTGCGTCCGCAGGAGGAGTGTTGACAAAAAACCCTTCATTTTCATCCATGTGGAATTACTTTCTATCAGGGAATAAAATGCTTCTGAGGCTTCCTTTTGGCGCTCCGCTTGGAGCAGCAGGTGCGCTAGGCGCTGCTTGACCCGAGAAACTTGGCCGCTGTCCGGCTGTCGGGGCAGAGCGTCCGGCGGTAATGTATGCCGACTCCAACAGATTCTCTAACCTCTTTTGCTTGTCAGCAATCGTTGTCTTGTCGTCGTTTAGTTGTGGGAAGTATGCTTTGCGATACCCCTCTAACTGTTCACGGGTGTAAGCCGCACCAGTACCAAGCGTCAAAGCCGCATCTAAAATATCTAGTTGAGCAGCCTCAATCCTTTGGCGGTCTGGGCTTGTCAGAGAGTTAGACAAGAAGTCCGACTGCGTTAAAAACTTAACTAAGCTTGGCAATTTCTCTGGAGACGCGGCTGGGGCGTTAGTTTTAATAACGTCTGCCATCTGTTGCAACCCAAACTGCACTCGGTTTGCCAAGAATCCAGCCTTGCGCTCACCTTCGCTTGGAAGGTTGATATTTGTCGCCCTAGATTTATTCATCTGCTCTTGGTAGTCTGCAAATGTGCCCTTGAATCCTTGGCTCACGGCAAACTGATACTCTTGAACAGAAGATGGAAGCGCACGAGGCTCTTTGGCGACCAACTTTGCGTACTCTACTGGAGAGGCTACACGAAGGTAGTCCATTACTGCGCGGTCTGCGGCAACTTGGTCTGTAACTGCTCTGCGTGGTAGGTTTGAAGTTAAAGCCTGCCTTGTCATTTCAACATCTTCTGTTGGAACGCCTTGTTCTCCTGGAAATCTCATCTGATTCATAAGGGCGGCTTGTTGTTCAGCACCGGCAACAATTCCCGGTGGCTGCATTGTCGTTGCGCCAGCCAATCTTGATTGGAATGTTCTTTGTGCTTGACGCATACTTTCTTCGTCGGCACGCTTTGCAAGCAGGTCTTTTACTTGCAATCCCCTCAGCGCGTCTGACAAGGTCTTGTCGAACGACTGTTGGTAAGCCTGCAACGCTACTGGCCCAACCTCTCCGATGGCTTGTGCAATGCTAGGTCTGCCCTGTCCTGGTTGTCCACGGGATGCCCGTAGCAACCCAAGACCGAGGCTAGTTAGTCCTTGGCTTGTAGCCTGTCCTGATGCCCGTTGGCGTAATGCGCCCGTTGGGTCGAGTAAACTGAGAATATCGTCTTCCATATCGTTATCCTAAAAGACTAGCAAGATTGACGGGTTGCGGTTGATACCGAGTGCCGAGTAATCCACCGGCAATGGCGCGTTGTGCAAGTAGGTTATACAAGCCAGAGTAATCCACGCCACCCATTGACTGTTGTGCGCCACCTTGGTCAACACCACCCTCACCACCAGCTTGTGCTGGATTTAACAGGTTATTAGCCAACCTTAAAGCACGACTAGCATCACCCAGAGAAATAGTGCTTGGCGTTCCTTGTGGTATTACATCTGTCCCCAAGACGCTTGGGTCGTTAATGAACGAACCAGGACTTCCAAGAACAGGGGTTGCGCCTGTTGGCGTGGTTCCTAATTGTCCTACCGTTCCACCTTCAACTGGTACTGTGCTACCCTGTGCCCCACCCAAACCACCTACATTTGGCATTGTCGGTTGTTGCAAACCTTCACCACCACTAACGCCAGGTGTAGTTTGTATTCCTGTCGAATAATCTACCGGCTGGGTTCCTAAAGCACTTTCTGATGGCAGCGGAGGTAATGTTCCTGTTATTGTTTGTGACGGTGGTGGGGTGTTACCAAGCAAACTTATTTCCGATGGAATTGGTGTCGCTGACCCGCCTGGAATAGATGTAATGTCCGGCGTTACGCCAGCGTCTACTGGGTATACCTCTACCCCAACGCCAGGCTCTACCCCACCTGCGGTTGCGTCTACTGGGCCTAATACCTGTTGCCCAAGCCACATAGTTCCACCACTAACTACGCCGCTTTTAATTGTGTCTTCTATGTCGCCACCAGCAGCTGCGGTTTGTGCTGCCTTTAGTGAGCCGTATAAGACCGGACTCCCTGTTGCAAAAGCAGCAATTTCTGGAAGAAACGGAATGTCAGCAATTGCGCCAACAATACTTCTTGCGGCACTACCCAGAATCCCGCCCCTCTTTTTTGGCGGGGTATAGGTTGTGGTGAGCGTGTTAATGCTTGCGTCTGGGTTAATAAAATCAAAATTATTTGAAGTTGGCGTGCCTAAAATATATTTGTACCCAGAGTCAAAGGCAGTACCACCAACACCCTGATTGGAAAGGGAACTAACCCCAGATATTGGGGGGCTGTCCTCATCGAGCGTGTAATAGTATGGGTCTGGTTTTACGGTCTCAAAGTATTTAACAGCAGGGAACAAATAGCCGGTATTTATATCCTTGCCAACAAGACTAGACATCTCGCTTTTTTGAGCGTCTGTAAAAAGGTTCTCGTCTATCTTTATGCGCCCAGCCGAGCTCAACAAATCTTGTTTTAATAACTCTGGGTGAAAGTATTGCCTTTTCTCTTTTTTAATCCCAAATGTTCCGTCGGCGTTTTGTATGAAGCCAGCATTTTCTTCTTTTACATACCCCTTGTTTACTACGTCTTGCGGCACATAAACAAAATCACCCTGATTTGTGTTTACGATGTACTCATAGGGGTTTACCCAAGGAATGACCCTGCTAATAAGTAATGGGTTCTGTTCGGCTGCCATTGGTTAGAACAATCCTGCAACGTAGTCAAACGCCCTTTGGCGAGTTGCCTCTGGGATTAGACCGCCGATTGTGGTTGCAATACCTAAGTTTTGTAGGGTGCGATTTGTCTGTTGTTGCGGAATTGCCGACTGCGCCATTGGCGTACCGTAGACAGACGACAAGAACCCCTGTAACTGCTGATACGGTAACTGTTGCGAGTATTGGAATCTCTGCATTGCCTCTTGCAAGGGCTGTCCAGCAATCTGCTCGCGGGCTGCGCCAACCTGTGCCAAAGCCTGAGATGGCAAGAATCCCATCTGAAAGAACGAAGGTGCGGCTTGTGCTAGGGCTGCTTGGCTTAATTGAGCCTGTTGTTGCAGTCCGCGCTCGCGGGCGTAGTCCTGTCCAACGATATTGGCAGAAACGTCTCCTAATGCCCTTCCGTAGGCTTCCGTAGCCCCGCCAAGGGCACGCTCCATTGCTCCTGACCCGTAGCGACCAGCGCGTGAGTAGAGGCTTGCAATGCCCGGAACGACCTGCTCACCGTACTGTTGTGTAAGCGGGCGGGTAGCGGCGGCAAGCATTGCCTGTTGGTACGGGTTGCCTTGCAAGAACCCACCTGCGGCGGTCTGCCCAATCTGCCCCAAGGAGGATTGGTAGGCTTGTTGTGCGGCTTGCAGGGTTGGTTGCGCTCCGGTGGCCAGAGCCTCTTGTTGGGCTAGGGCTTGTTCTGTTTGCGCCGATGGGGAGACATAGGTCTGCCCTTGGAACATCTGAGGCTGTGCGCCAAAGAACAATTGCTGGGCGCGTTGTAGCCCCATCTGCAAGTATGGACTAAGCGCGGGGTCAATTCTTGACGCGCCAGACGAGGTTCCTAGGGGTGCGGGTAAAGCACCTTGGCCTGGTGAGGTGTCAGGGACAAAATTTCCGAAAGCGTCATAAGCCATATATCACCTATTGTAAAGATTATCCAACCAAAATGTAAGCATAAGTCTTGTCTGCCGTAGAGTTGGCATAGTGGCTTATGGTTGCCTGTCCCTGCTGTTGGGCAGAGACGTAAATGTTTGAGTACGCCGCCGGAGCAATGTAGTTCACGGTAACGATTACAGACGGAGTTGACGGTCTTGTTGGGCTTGTCTGCGCCGCCAGATGCTCGATTCCGCAGTCCGTGTCGGTTGACGACCAAGCAAGCTGAACGTAGTCGTCTGCCTGTAATTCTAGGAAAAAGTTAAGCGCCGCAATCAGGTGTCCGTCTGTGCCGCCGTGGCTCTCTGGAACTGAGAACTTGCTGTTACTTCCCGCGATGTTGGAAGCAGCCCCGCTTCCGCTACCTTTTTTGAACCATATGTCTACGTCTTGAATCTGGTTGTCCGCGTTGGCAAACTGGATGCTAAATTGAATGTTATAAATCCCGTAATTACGCACACGGAACTTGTTGGTGCTCTCTAAAACCACCCCGTTGCTGTAATCAGTCGTATCACAACTGATGATGTACTCGTTCGAGGTCGTCGTTACGTTCTGGTCTGTCGTGTCCTGAAACGCGCCGTATGGGGCAGAATCTGCCTCTGCCGCATCCGAGAATGGAATCAGGACAATTTTTGTATATACAGAAATACGCTCGTCTACCAAGGTAGTCGTGGTCGCATTTCCCGTGGCAAGTGTAATCGTCCCCGTGTTATTGGACTTGCCGTTCATCAGGTTGTTGACCACCTCGGAAATCTGCCGAGGATTGCCACCTTGGTACGGTAGAACACGAAACATTATCTAGTACCTGCTTGCTGAATCTCTACATCTACTCCGATGGCAGACGACCAGTTGTTCCCAGACGGCTCAAGCCTTACCCTGTGGTAACGCCCGTAAGACCTAACTCCCACGCGGTTTTCGCTGTTTGCGGCGCTCACGGACGGGAAGGACAGGGTTGCGTTTAGCTGCAACCTAGACTCCACGGCCACCGACCCCGAGCCGTTGTCAACCAGTGGTTTTACAAGGGTAATCATAGACTGATTCTGGTCTGCGGAGATATCTGCCGTGTCAATCAGCGCGGTCTTTGCTGGGCCGGTAAAGGTAATGATTTTAGCCCCCGTAACCCCTGCCAACTGCAACTTGCCGCCTAACCATAGACGCGAGTCTAGGGGCGTTTGCAGGGCATCTAGCGAGGCAGAGAAGTTATCTAACCCGTCAAGCGTGACCGCTGGCGTAGAACTAGAGGCGATTCTGTTTACCGTGGAATCCGCGTAAGCCCACCGCTTTGTGGGAACGTGGTACATCAGGATTCGGTAGGTCAGGTCTGTGCAGGAATATCCCCACATCACCAAGTTCTTGGACGGGTCTACCGCCACACTCATAAGGTCAAGTTCTGCTTCCCTGAGTGTTGTAAAAAAGTAACGGTTTACCTTCTCCGCGCCGATGTTGACTATTTGCTGTCCGTCACAGGCATAAAAGCCGTCATCGGACAGAAAGTAAGTAATACCCTGCCATTGGATGACCGAGTTGGACTCGTAGCACCCTAGGTTCCTAGATATGTTGTCAAACTGGAATATCAGCGGTGTCCCAATGTAGGACATCCGATAGATACTCCTGTCCATCAGGACAATACCGAACTCGCCACCCGTAACGCCTTGAACCCTGCCGCCGTCAGGAATGTCCTGAAAGTCTGCCTGTGTGGTGGCAGATGCAGCCCACGTTGTTTCGTTGTTAATACCCGACCATTGCACCCTAGTTGGGTTGTCTGTCTGATAACCAGTAACAACGAAGTCCCGCACCACGGTCACAAACTTAGCCTTGGGCGCGTCCGAGGACAGATTGGCAAAGTTTACCGTTGTCGTTAGGTCGTAGGCTTGCAGGGTGTGTGCCTCTGTT